AGCACCTTATGCTATTGATGTTTGCTCTAAAATTTTCCAATGTCTATCACCGGGCAATATTACATGATTTTATCTGATGTCTTACTTTTCGGATCACTACCCTTTATATGTGCCACCATTTATTTCGGGTACAGAAGAGGTGAAAATAACTATTATGAAACCGACTCCTACTCAGGAAATGGAACAGCGCATTAGAATGCGATTTGCATTCGCAATGTCTTCCTTTGGTAGAATGTTTACGCCAAATAAAATCACACATGAGATGAGAGCACTTTGTAATGAATGGTCTATGATTGAAGAGCAACCACCTAAAGGTGATTTATATAAGGTAGATAGATATTTTTTGGAATTGTGGAAAACTTATATGGAAGACTAATTATATTTTATAAATATCTTTAGAAAAAGAATTTTTGCGGGTAAGAAACATGGCTCTTTGGGGTAATAATGATAATATTGTCTCTAGCGGAACAGTTACTCTAAATTACGCTTCGCGAGTAGTAACTGGTGCTGGAACTAGTTTTGGAGCAAACGCTGCTGTTGCCGCTGGACTTTCTCCGGCAGGATTCTCAACGGTGTTTATTGTTGCTCCTACAGGAACTGCTGTTGGGGATACAATTATTGTAGATCGTCATCCAGTTGGTTCTGGATCTACAATTACAGGAATTGGTGCAACATCCGTTTCGTTTGCTAGTACAATCACGAAAGCAGTTGCTGCTGGTCAGAATGTGTTATTCTTTGGCGCAAGCGGCGCGGGAATTGCTAATACAGACTTTGGAAAGATTGGGGATGTAATTAGATTCGGTGTTAGAGGCGGTGCCGGAAGTGGACAATATTATGGTGAAGGAATTATTGTTAGTATTGCAAATACACAATCCTGCACGATTGGTTCTACTCAAGGATTGAGTGGAGATGCAATTAGTGCTAAACAATATCTCTTAAGTGAACTTCCTAAGCAAACTGCTAAGGACAGTACTTTCATTGGCAGACAAGATGCTTCCTTCACCACTATAGGACAAGCAATAGATGTTGATGCCGCATCTGCTGTTGGTGCAGACGCTCTTTCTGCTGAAATTTTTACATTCCCTCAAGGTGGGTTTGCAATTAGTGCGGGAGATCAATATCTTGATTCTCCAAATGGTACTGGTGGAGCGGGTATTGCAGTCATTGGTGTAGGAACAGCAAACGGAACTGTAACTTCACTCTCTCCTGTTGGATTCTCAACGATCTTTGTTGTTGCACCTCCAGGAGTTATTGTTGGTGATACGATCAATGCAACAATTGGTGGTGTTGCCGGACAGACAATTGCATCTATTGCTGCAACATCAATCACGCTTGCTGCCAATGGTGGCATCAGCACCATCTCGGTTGCTGTCGCGAAAGATTCGAGAATACAATTTAGTAATGACAATCTAGTCAGTCTGGCATCTACGATATCTAATGCTGTTTCTATTACCGATAAACTATACTTCCAGAGAAAGTCTGGTGGTTATGATAGAATAGTTTATGGAATCTCTGAAACTACCTCTGCACTCTATGATGGAGATGCTGGTAATTATAGAACAGAAGGCAGTGGATGGGTTGGTGTTCAAACCTACATGGATATGCACGGTAATCTGAGAGTTAAATCAGAAATCCTCGTTGCAACATCTGGAATCCAAACTGGTATTCACGGAATTGGATATCCTACTGCCGAAAACGGTTGATCTTAAATTAATTTAATATGAGATTTGATGAATTGAACGAAAGTAATTATTTACTTTTTGCTATAAAATTTTATAACAACCCTCAATCTGTTACTAGAGAAGATTTTGAGGATGATTTGAAACGAATAAAATATATTAAAAGACTTCTGAAACGGTATAAAAATACTGGTGAATTAAAAATTCATCTAATTTTAAATCATTTGACTGTATTGTTTAATGTATTTGATGAGGCTGCCGTGCCTCTTTTATTTTATAATTTAGAAAGAGAACTTTGGCCTTTCATAAAAAGTTTTTTATTATATTTGAATAGATTGCCAGAATACCCATACACTGAAATAAATAGTATACAAGAAGATCTAAATTGTTTATCATCTCTTAATTCGGTCTAATGGATAAAGTAGATACACTCATTACTAAAATTAGACAACTTAGAGAAGCAGCACCTACTAACTCTACTGGTGCTGGAATTGCTAGGTTTGATAAATTTTTATTTCCCATTGATGATGATACTTTAACTCAAGACTACCAAACTCCTGCTGAGGTTGGATTAGCAAAGGATGAGTTTATAGGTGTATATCCTGTTATGAAGTTGCAACTCAATAAGAGTAGTGACGGACCTTCAATTGATTCTATGGTAGATGCGTCAAAGGAGTATATGAACGTGATAGATGATAGAAGACTTAGTAATATTATGAATTTGTCTAGATCAATTAAAGAAGAGGTTGCAGCAGCACCTACGAATAATGTTGGTGGTGGTGCAATTGCCGGAACTGCACCTGCCGGTGATGATCCTCCGGTTAGATTGAAGAAGAAAAGAAAACCAACACCAATTGGTCGCTATGGAACCCGTAGAACCTGGATGCAAAATCTCAGAAATGGATAACGATAACGTTAATTCAGCAATACTAGAAAGAGTTGAGAGAGTCGTAGAAGCACTGCAAGATAACTCTGTTAAGATGGGTGCATTATTAGCAGTTCATAATGAGAAGTTAGATAAACAAGATCGTATTGATGCTGTTCTTTTTGAGAAAATAGAATCTTTGCATAAGGATATGGATCGTGCCACGGATGAAATAAAGAAAGGATGTGAAAGGGATATAAGAAAGATTGATGATCGTCTTCGTCTTATGGAAAAGAAGATGTGGAGCATTGCTGGTTCTCTCATTGTAATATCATTTTTGGTTAGCGTGCCGGGTCAAAGAATTATGGCAAACGTCTTGACACCAAACGTATCACCGACTATAATAAGAGAAGCAAAATAGTAAATTATTTGTAATGGATTTGGTTGACGCCAAATATATTGGACTAGTTTCTTCACGACTTAAGAAATTTAAGAGAATCAAGGAAAATCTTTTTAATTTTCGTTGTCCTATTTGTGGAGACTCGCAGAAGCAAAAGAATAAAGCACGAGGATATTTCTATCGTGTAAAAAATAACGTCAACTTTAAATGCCATAATTGTGGTGCTAGTTTGTCGTTTAATAATTTTCTTAAGCAGATAGATGCGACTCTTCACAAACAATATACACTTGAGAAATTCAAAGAAGGACACACAGGAAAAAACTTTGTAGTTCAAGAACCTAAGTTTGAATTTGTTAAACCTGTATTCAAAAAATCTCTGGGGTTGCCAAAGGCATCTTCAAGTCCTATTTCGTCAGAATATCTCACAAAACGTGGGATAGATCCTGACAAGTTTTATTTTGCCGACAAGTTCATGGAGTGGGCAAATAGTCAGAAATTAACCTTTGACAATATCATTAGGGATGAAAATCGCATTGTAATCCCAATGTATAATGAGGATAAAAATCTTATTGGTTTTCAAGGTAGAGCACTGGGGAAATCATTCACTAAATACATCACCGTAATGTTGAATGAGGATGCACCAAAAGTATATGGACTTGACACTATTGACAAAACATCCACCGTTTACATTACAGAAGGACCATTCGACAGCACGTTTATTTGCAATTCGATTGCTATGTGCGGAGCTGATGTTGATATCAGTGGTTGGGGGATTAGTAATCCTGTTTGGGTCTATGATAACGAACCAAGGAACAGTGAAATCGTCGGACGTATTGGACGTGCAATCGATAAAGGTAATTCCGTGGTAATTTGGCCCACAAATATTACCGAGAAAGACATTAATGATATGGTTCTTTCTGGACATGATGTTATGTCTATGGTAAAATCAAATACCTGCTCAGGTTTAGAAGCAAAAATTAAATTTAACAATTGGAAAAAAATATGACCAATGGAATCAATGTAAAAAAGCGCAACGGAAGGGGGCAGGAACCACTTCTTCTTGAGAAGATGCATAGAATGGTTGATGAGGCATGTACCGACCTTGCAGGAGTCTCTGCATCGCAGGTAGAGATGCAATCTGGTATTCAGTTCTATGATGGTATTACAACTGCAGAAATTCAAGAGATTTTGATTCGCTCTGCTTCAGACTTGATCGACTTGGACCATCCTAATTATCAATTTGTTGCTGCTCGTCTCTTATTGTTTTCTATCCGCAAGCAATTGTATGGACGTAGGCATGAAATTCCAAATGTAAAGGACCATATATCAAGTTGTGTAGAAAAGGGTGTATATGATCCAGAACTTTTAACTTTGTATTCAGATGAGGAGTTTGATAAACTTCAATCGTTTATCGATCATGATCGTGATTATTTGTTTACATTTGCCGGTCTTCGTCAGGTTGCGGATAAATATCTAGTGCAAGATAGGAGCAGTGGTGTTTTGTATGAAACTCCACAGTTCATGTATATTTTGATTGCCGCTACAATTTTTTCAAAATATCCAAAAGAAACCCGTCTGGATTACGTTAAAAAATATTATGATGCAATCTCCAAACACAGACTCAACATCCCCACGCCAATCATGGCAGGAGTTAGAACACCTCTTAGACAGTATGCCAGCTGTGTTCTTGTTGATGTTGATGACACCCTCGATAGTATCTTTACTAGCGATATGGCTATTGGGAAATATGTTGCTCAACGTGCAGGCATCGGTATCAACGCAGGCAGAATCCGTGGCATCAACAGTAAGATCAGAGGTGGAGAAGTACAACACACGGGTGTTGTCCCGTTCCTTAAAAAGTTTGAATCAACTGTACGATGTTGCACTCAGAATGGGATTCGTGGTGGTTCCGCAACAGTCCACTTCCCAATCTGGCACATCGAAATAGAAGATATTATTGTTCTTAAGAACAATAAAGGCACAGAAGACAACCGAGTGAGGAAACTTGACTACTCAATCCAAATTTCAAAACTTTTCTACGAACGTTTCATTACGAATGGAGAGATTAGCTTATTCTCACCGAATGACGTACCAGGTCTCTATGATGCTTTTGGTACTGATGACTTTGACACTCTATATCGGATGCATGAACTCAATGATGCTGTTCCAAGAAAGACTATCAAGGCACAGGATCTCTTTCTAGACCTTTTAAAAGAAAGGGCAGAGACTGGTCGTCTTTACATTATGAACATTGACCACTGTAACTCTCATTCGTCCTTTATGGATAAGATTGAGATGAGCAATCTATGTCAAGAAATTACTCTACCTACGAAACCTTTACAACATATTGATGATGAAGATGGGGAAATTGCTTTGTGCATCCTTAGTGCTATTAACATTGGTAAAATTAGGGACCTTGAAGATCTTGATGTTCTTTGTGATCTTGCTGTTAGGAGTCTTGATGAACTCATTGACTTTCAAGGATACCCCGTCAGAGCAGCAGAGATTGCCACTAAGGCACGTCGTTCGTTAGGAATCGGTTATATTGGTCTGGCACATTATCTTGCCAAACATGGAGTCAAATATGATAATCCAGATTCTTGGAAACTTGTTCATGATTTAACTGAGGCATTCCAATACTATTTGATTCAGGCAACTGTCAATGTTGCAAAAGAAAAGGGTGCGTGTGAATACAGTCATCGCACTAAGTACGGGAATGGAATTCTCCCGATTGATACATATAAACATGATGTAGATGAAATTGTGCCGAATGAGCTTCAGTACGATTGGGAGAGTCTTAGAACTCAGGTTTTGGAACACGGGGTACGGAACTCAACATTGTCCGCACAGATGCCTTCGGAGAGCAGTTCCGTTGTGTCAAACGCAACAAATGGAATTGAACCACCTAGAGGATACTTGTCCGTTAAGAAATCGAAGAAAGGTCCTTTGAAGCAAATAGTTCCACAATATGGAACCCTTAAAAACAATTATACGTTGCTTTGGGATATGCCTGGGAATGCTGGGTATATTAATATTGTTGCAGTTATGCAGAAATTCTTCGATCAAGCAATTTCTGGAAACTGGTCCTATAATCCAGAGCATTATGAAAATTCTGAAGTTCCTGTTAGTGTAATGGCACAGGATCTTTTAACTACATATAAGTACGGTTGGAAGACCTCTTATTACCAAAATACATACGATAATAAAAATGATGAAGTAGAGGAATCTACGGAGTCTCTTGATAGTTTAATTTCTCAATTAGAAAACGCGGAGGAGGAAGACTGTGAGTCTTGTACAATTTAAGATAAACAAAGAAGAAAAACCAGTGGTTGAATCCATGACTGTTTTCAACTCTGAGGAAGTTGACACTAAAAAGCAACCAATGTTCTTTGGTAAACCATTGGGTATTCAAAGATATGATTCTTANAAGTATCCAATTTTTGACAAACTCACAACGCAGCAGTTGGGATATTTCTGGAGACCAGAGGAAGTTTCTCTTCAGAAAGATCGTGCTGATTATCAGACACTACGTCCAGAACAAAAGCATATCTTTACTTCTAATTTGAAGTATCAGATTATGCTTGATTCGGTTCAGGGTCGTGGTCCTGGTATGGCGTTTATCCCATACTGCTCTCTGCCTGAATTGGAGGCATGTATGGAGGTCTGGGGGTTCATGGAGATGATCCATAGTCGTTCATATACTCATATCATCAAGAACATTTATCCTGACCCCTCTGATGTATTTGATCACATTCTGAATGATGATCGCATTGTTGAACGTGCCATGACGGTTACTCAGGCATATAATGAGTTTATTAATGCAGCACATCATTATGACAATTCTAATGATTGGCAACATGCATTGGAGCAAGTTCCTTATGCATTAGAATCCAGATATGAACTCAAACGCAAACTCTTCAAAGCAGTTGCGAATGTTAATATCCTTGAAGGTATTCGATTCTACGTATCGTTTGCTTGCAGTTTTGCTTTTGGTGAACTCAAACTTATGGAAGGAAGTGCAAAGATCATCTCACTGATTGCCAGAGATGAGAATCAACACCTTGCCATTACTCAGAATATTCTGAAGAAGTGGAGAGAAGGTGATGATCCTGATATGAAAAAAATCTTCAAAGAAGAAGAACAATGGTTGATTGGTGCATTTGAAAACTGTGTTAATCAAGAAAAACTTTGGGCAGAATATCTGTTCAAGGATGGTTCAATGATTGGTCTTAATGATAAATTGCTTCAGCAATATGTGGAATGGATTGCCAATCGTAGAATGAAAGCAATTGGACTTAAACCGATCTATGACATACCCGCAAAGAATAACCCACTCCCCTGGACGGAACATTGGATTTCGTCGAAGGGTCTTCAAGTTGCTCCTCAAGAAACTGAGGTTGAGTCTTACATCGTCGGAGGAATCAAACAAGATGTCACCGAGGATACATTCGCAGGATTTAGTCTCTGATTCCGAAGAAGAAAAATCTTTAGAAGCATACAGAGAGGCAGCAAAATCAGATGCCTTTCTGTTTGGTGACTATAATGCATACTCTGCCTTTGATGATAAATAAATTCCAGATGATGGAATAATTTGACAGATTATGAAAATCCCTGGAAGTTTAAGGGAACCGATTTTTTATCTGAGAATATTGACGATAACTTCGGTTTTGTCTATCTCATTACAAATCTCAAGAATGGTCGCCAATACATTGGTAGAAAATACTTCTGGTCAAATAGAAAGCCTAGAGGTAAATCTAGGAGAGTTAAATCTGAAAGCGACTGGAAAAAATACTACGGCAGTTCTGATGAACTTAACAAAGACCGTAAAGAGATTGGAAACGAATTTTTTACAAGAGAAATTTTAAGTCTCCATAAGACCAAAGGAAAGGTCAATTATGAAGAGACCAAACAACTTTTTATCAATAATGTTCTAACCGAAGCCCTTGACGACGGAGGACCTCTCTACTATAATAGCAATATTCTAGGAAGGTACATGAAGAAAAATTATGGTAACTTTGGAACAAACTCTTGAACGCAATTACCATTGGGTCATAGATCGCATTCATTATCTTTGTGAAATTGATAAGGAAAGAACACCAACTTTGGATGATGCTTATGCTATTCAAAAAGAATTCTCTGAATGGTTGGACCCAAACATAGATGATCATGATGTATTTTCTCTTGAATACATAGGAGATGACTCCTTGCCTTGACAATCTTGGAATGATGTCCTATAATACCAAGGCACTGAAAAGGTCCCTTTTTTAATGATATGATTTTAGAAACACTCCTGGCACTAACGCCCATTGACTATGACCACTTAGCAAGAGCAGTCAAGGTTGAAGCAGCCCCTAACACTATGGACGAATACTGTGTGGCAGTGTCTATCCTTAATCGTGTCAGATCCCCTCTTTACCCAAACACTGTTGCTAGCGTAGTTTATGCTCCCGGACAATATGAAGGATTTCGTTATTGGAGACCAGTTGCTTCTACAACTTTAGTGAATGAATTCAAATCTGATAAGGGAAGAGAAAACTTTCTCAAAGCATACAGTATCATTGGGGACCGAACAAGTTTCAAAGGACAGCGGATGCTACCGTATCGTGTTGTAGCAGAAGATCCAATGTGTGATCCAAAAGGAAATTTTTTCCACCATCACTGGCAGTCATGACTTATCCGGCACCAGTTATTGCGCCTTATGATGAGTGGTTTAGTGAACCAATTTTAACAGAAACTCAAATGGAGTATCAAAAACTAATGGAAAAATCTGATGATGACATTATTGTAAATATGGATGGAGGCGTTGGTGGTTCTTGGAAAGTTGAAACTGAACCTGTCAATATTCATGAAGTGATGTATGACATGGCAACTAAAACCAATAAGACCACAACTCAATTGGACCCTATTGGTGCATCGGAAAATTTTCAAGGGGGTTCGGAAAATCTATATGGATAATGATTGGCGTTATGACGATCAAAGATTAAAAATTCGTGAGCAAGCACTCCGAGTTTTGATGTCAAAGTTTAGTCATGTGATGATAAATCATGTACCTAAATATTCTAGTCAATCAATCTACGAATGTGCCCACGACTGGGTATCCCAAGGTAATACAAGCACCTCGGGAATTGTAAAATACTATGAGGCTTATTATGCAAAAAGTAATTAATGTTTTAGCAGTCCTATCATTTGTAGGAACTGCAGGTATCGTCGGCGGCGGTACTGCACTATATCTCAATAAAGATTCTATTGTTGAGAACATCAAATCTCAAGTTGCAGCAGCTGCTGGAGAAGCAATTGCTGGTGCTCTCCCCGGAATGCTAGACTCTGCCATGCCAGAACTTCCTGGTGCTACTGGTGGTGCTATTCCTCCTATTCCCTCTACAACTGGACCTGCTTTACCTTTCTGATATGAAAAAAATTATTATGGCTCTGATGGCAGCATGTCTTGCTGCCCCTGTAATGGCAGATCCTCTTGAAGATAGTGATTACTTTACCAATCATTCTATGGGGTGTATGCTTCTTCAAGAATGTACCGATGATGTAGAACCTATCTGGGGTATTGACTATCTGGCACAAGAATATCCTCTGTCTAATTGGAATCCAGTTGCAGAGGAATTTAGTCGTATATTGAATGCACTGACCCTTGTGGATGTACAAGTTTATCTTGCTGATCAAAAGTATTTTCCAGTAGGACATCGTGGTGTTTATCATACTGTAAGTAATAACTTCTATCTTAACCGAGCATACATGCATCGTCCTGGTGTATTGATGAGTGTGATGCGTCATGAAGGATGGCACGCGGCACAGGACTGCATGGCAGGCACACTTGATAATAGTATGATTGCTATCATTAAACCTGAAGATCAAGTGCCACCATTGTGGCGTGAGATTGTAGAGAAGAGTTATCCTGAGTCGGCATGGCCATGGGAAAAAGAAGCAACCTGGGCAGGTAAAACTGCAGGTATGACACAAACAGCATTGGAATCATGTGCTCGTGGTAGTATGTGGACGGACTATGATCCTACTCCAATGACTCGTGAATGGTTAGAAAAAAATGGTTACATCGCTAAATAAATTTATATTTGCTTATGACTAATGCCGGAAGTTCGCAGCGATGTAAAGGATGTTAAGAATGAAAAGAAACCTGATAAGAAAGGTTTCTTTGGAAAGATAAAGGAGGCAGCAGATGACAAGGAAGAACAACTTGCTATTTTGTCTACTTTTGTTAGGCTTGGCATCCTTGTTTGGAGTGGCGGAATACTCACGCTGGCATACATCAAACTTCCACCTGCACTCGGTATACCAGAGCAAAAATTAGATCCAACTTTTATCGCAAGCGTCTTTACTGGGGTGCTTGCGACTTTTGGTGTTCAGGCAGCAAAGAAAGCAGGAGAAGGTGGTGGATCTAATGGTGGCGGTATTACGAAAGACCAGATGGAAAGATTGATTGAAAAGGCAGCACAAACTGCACCGGCACAAACTATTCGTATTGAACAGGCACCTGTACAAATAACACAGGCACCTCCAAAGTCCGATGAATCTTACAAGATGTAATTATGGATAATCAAAAATCGCCATTTAAGTGGGTAGTTCTGACAGTGGGGACACTGTTTGGGATTGCTCATATTGGTGTCTTGGGACATCTGATGAATAAAAATAACTTGCCGATAATTAATCTTCCTGTTGGTGATTACACCTCATATACAGTAGAGGCAGGGGAGGAAGGATATAGGATTGATTATTCATCAAATGATCCTAAAGTGTTGGGTGTAAGAAGAAGAGTTGATAAGACTAATGGTTTCTTTGGTATTGGTGGGAAATCAAATGTAGAATATGATGAGGAGTATACAATGGATGGTGCCCGCCATATGGGTGGAGGTGCCGAGGGAAAGTTGACTGCCAAAAAGTTAGAGTGTATAAAGGCGGAAGGTGGTGGAGAATCGACAGGAAGGATAGTAGGTGCTAGTCTTGGTGCCGCAGCAGCACCATGGTTCACTAGTATTCCATATGTCGGATGGGTTGCTGCCGGATGGATAGCAATGTTTGGACAGGATAAGGGTGCAGAGATTGGTGGAGAACTTGCAACAATAATGAAAGATTGTGAGGAAAATGACTAATTTGAAACCCTAACAAAAGGGAGGAAAAATAGATGCTAATTGAATAGATAAGATATACTACGAAGTATATAAAATGATCCCTCAATTTGCACATTGGATTGGACAAAACCCTTTGATAATTGAGTGTGGGAGCGTATTAATGCTTGCTCCCATAGCATATTATTGTAATGATTCTCTTAAGAATCCTCAAAAATATAAAGAATAATAATATAGAATTATGAGCGCAATATTCGTGTTTTCCTTTGTTTCATTGCTGTGTTTTGCAATGCATATTACTTGGCCCCTACCACATAGGAGTGGGTTTAAAAAATGAATTTACTACTAAGTCCTCATGTCAATGTAAATGACCCTGTGTGGTCAGTAATTATATCTGTGATACTTGCTGTCGGATTGGCACTGGGTTATGTTATATACATATTAAAGATATCATATACGGAGTTAGAAGATGGGCGCTATGGTTCCACCCAGCAGGAAGAGCTGCTACAACTTCCGAGTGACAGAGATTAATCGTGTCCTTGATGGTGATACTATTGATGTTACTATCGACCTCGGGTTTGATTTATACAAGAAAGAAAGAGTTAGAATTGCAGGAGTTGATACGCCGGAGAAGAGAACTAGAAACTTAGAGGAGAAGGCACTTGGAATCGACGCAACCAACTGGCTCGAAGCGAAACTGGAAAGCACTCTGGCTGGTGATGATGAGTTGTCTGTTAGGACTGAACTTGTTGGTGGGGTCGGTAAATATGGTCGCCTTCTCGGTTGGTTATATATTGGGGACGACTTGGTGTCCCTCAACGAACAAATGATTGAGCAAGGTTATGCTCATCCATATGATGGCGGAACAAAAGACATGAACTTAGAAGCACTTAGAGAAATTAGGAGGGCACATGGTACGCTTGTTGACTAAAATTAAAGATTGGGATAAGGCAATGGCAAATAAAATTCAGGACAAGTTTAACTTGACTGATTATCAGATGCTTTGTCTTGCATTTGGAAAAGGATTTATTATTGGAGCACTTTTATTATGAGAAGAGAAATGTTAGATGCTCTCAAAGCACTTGCTATTGGGAACATTAAGAAAGCAAAGATGAATATTGAAATTTATCTTGTCAATCCAGTTGGCATTGGTGAGCACCCAGATGTGCTTGGTGCAATCCAGGATCAAATTGATGCGATTGCAAAAGAAGAAGAACGTCTGGAAGTTATTAAAAAGTATTTGGAAGATTAACTAGTGGACACATCTGATCTGGATGATTATTCTTTTGGAGATGGAGAATGGTACACAGAAATGACACTTGGCATAGATGAGGTTCGTGCATTATATGAACATTTTTCTTTTGCTTTAGAAACTTGGCCGGGGTCTCCTAGAAGACCCACACACGAACAAGAACTGCTTATGGTAATGAAAATGAGATTTTTTGCAATGCTACAGGATTATAATTTTTATAATAACTAAGAACTTATAATGATTCCAGAAATCCAGTTAGGTAATATTGATATTGGAGTTAATCAAGTTAGTAATTTGATTATTAACGATACACCTGACTGGTTAAAAACTCCATCTGCGGCAATGCCAATATACCCACCCGTGACTACACAGGTGGGTGTTCCTATTGTTAATATACCTGGATGTGTTGAGTCACATAGAGATAGTAGTGAGAATCAAACTCTAAAAGATGAAGATAGAGATGGAGTCCAAGTATTTTGTGATGCAGGAACGCCTAGTTATAGTCCAATTGATTATGACCCACGTAGATTAGAGATAACAACAGAGTCTCCACCACCTCCAGTCGTCCCAAACACTCCAGAAGCACCACCAGAAACACCTCAAACTCCAGCACCACCTAGAACTGATGCTCCATTGGCAGAGTGTCCGAGTAGAGCACAAGAATTAAAAAACCCTGTAGGAAAAATCCTAGAGGGCAATAAAAAGATTACTGGGTATGAGACAGTGGGAAAAGAATGTCTTCCTGTATTTGAGAATTTAAATATACCTGATCAGATTGTCCAGAATATACCATCAGCAGGTATGGTAACTGTTACCGCCTCAATTGCTGTAGTTGCGACGACCTCTGCACTGCTCGCAAAACCTCTTGCTGATCTTTTGTTGAAAGTGGTGAAACCTGTGACGAAGAAGGTTGTGAAGAAGATTGCTGCCTTACGGGGTAAGAAGCCCCCGGTATTGTCTGAGTCTGAGAGGAAGGCGGCACAGCGTGATCGGAACCGTGCGATAAAGGTCTTACGTTCGGCACTGAAACCGAAGGGATAGAGTGACGATGTTGCTTAACTGTATTAACATTTTGAACTACAACATCAGCACACACTTTAAAGTAAGGACTTCTGGGATGAAAAGAAATTCCTTGCTGCATTAATTGACCACAATTCTTAAGTCTCGCAAGTTCAAAATCTAATCTCTTATTGGCAATTAATTGTTGTTGCATTTGTATCTGAGTATCTGCTGCCTGCTTACAACGTTCTTGCAATCCACCATCAAGTGGGAAAGAAAGTGTTGCAGACAATCCAATGCTTGTGCTGTAGTTTCTAGTATCACCAGTTCTCACTGGTTTCTGCCAGAGTTCTGATCCTGGATTATCGGGGACACCATCTCCAGTCATTTCCATGGTGGTGATTGGCATATCTGCACCATCTTCATAGGCACGAACAGTTTCACCTGCTGAGTTGGTATATGTTCTATTATCATAGTGTGGAGACCAAGGCCAGTTCTTAACAATGGATTGAGTTTCTACTAGTTGTCCTTGAAAATCTCTATTATCGTATTGAGGTTCCATATAATGTGTCTCAAATGGATGCTTCTCATTACGAGCATGAGTAATGAATGGTGTAATATTGGCAGTCGGTCCTTGACAAGCAATCCCTCCACCATATTGATTGGTGATATATGGTCCTTGTAAAACCTGAATAGCTTGGTTCGTAACTGAGCCTGAACTATTAGCTATTGGGTTTGCAGTCGCAGAAACACCTCCCACATCAGCAGCACTGACAGGGGATGATACTAATAGAGCAATTACTGGGTAAAGATACTTGTAGTGTCGGTTACGCTGGTAACCTCTGTTGTTCTTTGGATTACAGTTTGATTCGTTACCCCCGGACCCATGTAAGTCTGAGTGAACTGAAATGCTGCTCCCGGAGTTGCTATTGTGAAACTCTGTCCATTTAAATCGAGACCAGAGTTGGCGCTTGTTACTTGCCCCTCTGTTCCTCCTAATGGATTCACTATCACTGAGTTTGTCGTTGGGTTCGGACTGAGGGATTGTCCCCCGTTCGTTACATTTGTTCCCGATACTGAATACTGCCATCCTGTTGCATAATCTATAGAGTTAATCGTCTCAGTTACCTTACTGGTCGTCTCGGTGTGGCTCG